CGCCGTATTTGCATCCTTCTGAAGAAGGTTATATTTTCGACTCTCCATCTCCAATTTAATTTTTAAAACTGGATTTTTTTTGATCATCTTATATATAATCTCTTCTTCCAATTTTTCACGCTTCATAATCTCCATGATAGCTTCCATATAGGTTATGTCCGAGTCAAGTACCATATTTTCTACGGCAAGTCCAAAATTTCTGTATGTTTCTATAGCATTTTTCATATATTATTTTAAATGAGACCTAATTCTGTTCTTGCCTCAAGATATTCCTTTACTATCCCACTTCTAACGACATCATTAATACCCATTTCAACATGCGTGAAAGATGGCATTAAACGAATTGTCTTAAAAAGATTGTTAATGCCGCTCTCTTCAAGCCCTTTTGTGACGAAATCTGATTGCCTAAAATCACCACAAAACATGATTCTAGACCCTTGACCCATACGAGTGATAACTGTTGATATTTCGTGGTCATTTAAATTTTGAACCTCATCAACAATCACCACATGGTTTTCCCACGTCACTCCTCTGAGAAAAGACGTTGGTGAAAAATCAACCATTTTTCTCATTTTAAGCTGTGTGTAGGCATCATCCCTATCAAACAACCTAGAACAAATTTCATAGTATGGTTCCTCATAAGCTCTCATTTTGTCTTTTGCTGATCCGGGCATAAACCCTAATTCTCTAGCAGAAACAGCACTTCTAACAATAAGAACTTTTTCAATATTAGAATCTGATAAAAGATCTTTAAGAGCCAAATACAAACTAATAAAAGTCTTTCCTGTACCCGGAAGACCGTGAACCAAAATATGTTTCTTTTGAAAATATTGATTAAAAATCTTTTTTTGATTTTCAGTCTTTGGTCTAATGTTATCTAAAACAAGTGATTTTTCAAAAGATTGTCTTTTTTGTTCTTTGATATGATTGGCATTTTTTTGTCTTATTTTTCTAGCCATTCAATTCCCTAAAATGTATTAACTGTACTACCTTTATGTGCCTTCTTAGTTTCTCTAAGAAGATCTCTAAAATTATCATCCGGTTTAATTCGACCCATTCTGTGAGGATCGGCAAATCCGGGTGTAGCTAAACAAAGTTGAAGATTTTTATTTTCTTCTAGATAACTATCTCTATCAGCAAGAGACATAATTTTAGTTACCGTTTCACCAGTTTTTTTGTCTTTAAATGTGTAAGATGGCATCAGTTCCATTCATCCCTGTAATCATCCCGGTAAGGATCGTTCTTTTTTCTATTCAGATTCTTTTGTCTCTTGTACTTTTGATAATTAATATCTTCAAATTCATCATAATAATCTTCAGTCACGAAATCTGACTTTTTACTAGACCGTCTTTTCATTTGAATAAATCCGGGAAGGCTCTTTCTGTTAATTTTTGGGTTACATTTTTAACGGGAATTTCTTTGTCTTTCATTCCAATTAAAATTTTAGCATCATCTTTATCGACCGTTTCCAACATACCGATGAAAAGGCTTTCTCTTTTGAGGTCAGTGATGTTTGGATTGCCACCCTCAATAAAAAGATAAAGCTTTTTGAAATGATAGTACAAATTGCCCTGTTGATCTGGGAAATCATTTTCTTTGTAAGGAGGCGTTCCTTCCGGTAAAAGAAATTTGATTCTCGGATCAAATGCATATCTAAGAATTGTTCTAAGAGGATTATTGCCTCTGTAACTTCTCATAACTTTAACACGATCTTGAAAAGAGGATTGTTCACCAATCTCATGCAAGATCTCAGAAATACTTTTTCTAACCATTATTATCCTTATTTTTTAAATATTCTTTAGTCATTTCAATGAGTTTGTCTCTGTATTTATTATTTACGGAAACGAAGAGATGGGTGTTAAACCCATCCTCCGTAAAACCAATTGGCTCATAAAGATTATCAAACACAACAGAAAGATCATAATCAACGTTCTCAAGAAGACAGAATACAGCAAAAAGAGATTCTTTGATCATTGCCAATCGAGGTTGAAGTTCTTCAAAAAAACCTTCATCCTCTGTATTAATGTGATTCATATGACCACTTCTTTCAATGATCCTCATAACAATGCCAAAAATTTCATTCGACATCTCATCACAGTAAGATGACTTAAGACTCAGTAAGTCTTTATCAACATCCTTTTTTTCATCGCTTGATTTGGTAGATTTGCCAAAACTGATTACATTATTCGAGTTCATTTCTTTCCCATAAAATATTTTTCAATAATTGATCCCATTCTTTAATACGAACATCCCAAGAGTAAAAATTATCATAATAAAGTTTCTGCTGAATGATCATATGTTCAGCATCATCTTTATTCTCAGTAAGTGTTTTAATCATATTATCAAGAATACTTGTAAAAACATTTGCATGTTTATTGTAGTCTGGCGTCCATTGATACGTAATGCCCCAAGACGCTGCTGTTTCTGGCAAAGCTGCATAGTTTGGAGCAAGCATTAAACATCCAGCATCCAAGGCTTCAATTGCACAGAGACACGAAGTTTCAGGCCATATATTAGGATATGCAAAGATATCTGCTTTTTTAAGAGCATTTCTGATTACACTATTTGGCTGAGTTCCGTGATAATGGATTTTTGGATGTTGATTACATCTATCAAAAAGATCCTCATAGGGTTTGTCTCTTTCAGCCCACCCATAAAGATTAAAACTAGAATAAACGTCTAGCTCAATATTATCATATTTTTCTGAAAGATATTCAAAAGATGGAACTAACAACTCAAGGCCACGATGAGGTGTTGAATGATAGATCAATCTTACGATACCGTCTTTTGGCTTTTCTTTCAATTCGATTGGCTCGATTGCATTCTTAATGACGTAACAATCATCCCAATTAAGACCATATGTATGAATATATTCGTTCATTTGCCAGTTTGACACAAAAACAAACTTTGCAAATCTATCTCTGCTTTTTTTATCTGCTAAGTGTTGTGATTCAGGATCATTTGGAAGATCGTGTAACCACAAAACAGGAATTTTGTTTTCGTCAATATCTCTGACTCTTGAGCAAATAATTTGAAACTTGTCAGATAATTCAGGATCAAGTTTCTCAGCTAGAGCAGATGCCATAAGTTCTGTTCCACCCATAGCATTCTGACTCAGTTCATTTCTTTCAATTTCTACCATTCTATCCCTTAAGCAACATTCTATTTACGGATTCAGTTAATTCCTGATAACCACCGAGTTTTTGACCATCCAAAACAACAATAGGAACAGTCTTAACACCCGGAAACATTTCAAAAAGATCAGTCTTGGAAATATCTCTTCCTAAGACGTACTCAGTATATGTGTGTCCTTTATCCTTGATAAGCTCCTTTGCCTTAACACAATAAGAACAGTTCTCTTGAGTGTAAATTACATAGTTATTCATCTTTTAACTCCTTGTTTATCATAAATAACAGTAATCTTATTTACTGTCAACAGGAGTCAACATGTGTGTTGTCGTTGCAAAATATCTTCCTGAGTACGGTTGGGTTCTTGCTAAAAACAGGGACCGTAACTACAAACCCGTTGTTTCTATTAAACAATCTAATAGAAACGGCGTACAAAGATTGTACATGCAAGATGATAAGACTCGTTACACTGAAGGCGTAAACGAACACGGTGTAGCTATTCTTTCTGCATCTATTATGGTTAAGAAAGATGAGAAAGAGGGTGCTGCTGCTGGCTCAGATGATCAGTCAGAAAGAACTTACTACGCTCCTGATGGTATTCGTATCAGAACAGCTTTATTTAAAAGAAGTGCAAAGTCTGCTCTAAACACTCTCATTAGACTTCAAATTCCGGGAAACACTTTAATTGCAGACGACAATGAGTGTTACATTCTGGAAGGAGCATTCAGAGACTATCACGGTCCTAATAAAAAATACGAATATACTTTCAAGAAACTTAAAAAGACTGACGGTATCGTAAGAACAAATCACGGTATCGACATGCCTTGGGCTGGTTATCAAAACAACAAAGATAACCCACATGAAAAGGCTTCTAGAAAGTCTTCTGAAAATAGAATGAAGATTGTTCTTCAGCAACTAAAGTCGATCAAAACACCTGAAGATATGTTGCAAGTTCTTTCTTCTCAACCTGAAAAAGATCCACAAATGAATCCTTTGAGGCATGATGAGAAAAGAAAGGCTATGAGAACTACTGGTCAACTTCTTTGTATTCCAAAAGAAAGAACCTTGCACTACAGACCGACATACTCAGAAATTACACTCAAAAATTATAATGCATTAAACAATCAGAAGAGTAAAACCTTCTTCGAAGTGATTTCATCTAGAAAATTATTCGACATTTAAGGACATGAAATGTTTAAAAGACTGCTACTCGTAGCAGTGTTATTTGTTATTCCAAATATTGCATTTTCACAAAATGAACCGATAGTGACTGAAAATTACACTGAAAGCACTGTTGACACAAAATCCGAATCCACCACTACGGTAATTTCGGCACCGCCTTCTGCTATTGCACCAAACCTCAATACAGCAAACTCTGACCTTTGTACGGTTGGGGTTTCCGGTGCTGTACAAACACAGATCTTGGGAATATCTGCTGGATCGACAGTTCGAGACATGAACTGTGAAAAACTTAAAAATGCTAAAACACTTTATGATATGGGTATGAAAGTTGCCGCCGTATCTGTGATGTGTCAGGATCCTAGAATTTTTACTGCCATGATGAATGCGGGAACTCCCTGTCCTATCGATGGTATGATTGGAGAACAAGCCAAAGAAGAATGGGACAAGCCCATCAACCAAGATCGTAGACCAGACTCAGAAAACAATAGAGGCATTAACATTGACTCAGAAACTCGTACTACCCTTATTGGCGGTGCTATCGTTGTCGGTGTTCTGGCATTACTCTTGGGCGGATAGCATTTATGGTGTAACCAACAATGCAGCACAAGATGCTCTTAGTTGGTCAATGACTGGTGTTTTACCAGACTTCACTTCTCCTAACGTAACCTTACAGGTCAACGGCATAACTTACTATTACGTTATGTCAAAAGATCCCGCTGAAGATGTTAAAGTATACGTTCGTAATGAAGATGCTGTAAACGGTGGTTACATTTTTGAAGAAGTTGACGATTGGTCAGGACTTCCGGGAAACTCCATTCAAAAGAACTTCAGGTTTGCTGGAATACCGGGAGAACAATGGGGACAAGGAAGCATGGACGTAGAAGGAAATGGGACAATATCCGACCCTTCTATGTTTTATTCTTACAGAATGGATATAACACCAGATCAAGTTGTTTGCGTAAATCCTCTTTCAGATCCAACGTGTCCGGGTTTCCTGAACGCTGTTTATAAATACGTAAGCGGGATTCAAGTCATGACGCCAGATGAAGAATTTTATGAATACTGGCTTGAATTTAAAGAATCTCAAAAAATTGAACTTGAAGAAGATGATGTAGTTGAAAATTTTTTTGAAGAAGAAGAGGAAGATTTAGAACGTCTTTTAAGATCTGATCCAAAAGTCGGTGGTTTAGTAGACCTCAACCGACAACAGGAAATGCTTAAAAAACTTAATCCAGAACCTCTTCTTGTTCCATACTACCAAGTTGAATATCAGGGAAACGAATACCCTGACAAAAATATCATTGTTGATAAAGAAATGCCTGATAATAACAGGGCGTTGAGACAACTGGCAGGATCAGCCAGATATTATTCTATGGTGCGCTCTCAGTATGACAGAGAAGAACTAACCGGAGAATAAAATGTTAAGAACTATCTTTGCATTGTCTACGCTTTTTGTTGCAGGATTTGCTTATGCAGAATCTGTTCCAATTATAGGCAATGTCTCATCCAAGTGCAGCATTTACACTGACACGTCTGGTGTTTATGGAAACCCAACCCCAGATGCACTAAGCACAGATCCTGTAGATGGTGGCGTATTCCCTATCGTAAGATATGACGTTACCATTGCAGATTATTACACTGCTAAAATTTCTTGGCCTCAATCATTTGTGTCGTCACCAAGCTTGACCGATGCTCTCAATTGGGACGGAGAAGTAACTGTTTCGTCAACATCTGACGCTTTGATGTCTGGTTATGAAGCAGCCAAAGTAGAATATGACAATGTAACAGAATACGATCTTTCTGTTGCTGGTTCCACATGGTTTCAAATTGATTCCGAAGTGACTTATGGATTCGGAAAATCATTTCCGGGTGGCGAGTATTCTGCAAATATCACAGCAGAGTGCATTGCAAACTGATGAAAAGGTTTATTGCAGCAGTAGCAGTTATATTTTTAGCTGCTACTGCACAAGCTCACGAATGGACACCTACCTACCCTAAGTTCAGACCTTCGTTCTTAGACGATATTGTCGTGACTACTATGACACTTTTCAACAAAAGAAAAGAGATAGAGTACTATGAAATTTCTGTCTATGATGAGAAATGGGAAACGATTCCCTTTGCCACATCACATAAACTAATCAACGTTCCTTATCTAAGTCAAAAGACTGTCGAAATTTATATCAGAGAAGTTGACTGTGAACGTATAGAATATATCTGCACTACTTCTAGAAGATTTGTAGATGACGCAGAATCAACTGGCATAGATTCAAGAATATGCTCAAAGGTGTGACGATGATCAATTACACATGGAGTAGACTTCTACTCATTTCACTCATATTTCTACTATTTTACACATCTGTTGCATTTGGTCAATCCAGCAGTTCTTTAAACCTATCTCTTCCTTCTGCTCCCGGCAGCTACCAATCAGATAGGTTTAAAGCAGGAGATCTGGACTGTTCTAATGCAATCGGCTCTGCAACAAATTTAGAATTTGGGGTCACTGGCATTATCGGGAGAGGGTATACCGATCCTTTAAGTGGTTACGTTGATTCTAGAGTTGGTGACGTTGGCGTCTTTGCTAGAATTACTATCCCTTTGGGCCAAAAACCCAAATCAAGAATCGACTGCAACAGACTGTATGAACTTGAGTTGAGAAAAAAACAACTTGAAGTCATGAGACTTGAGCAAGAGATTCAACAACTTAGAGCATTACAGTTTCAACATTCAGGTTAGTGGGAGGTAACTATGTACGAATATAAATGCAATGTTTTAAAGGTGGTGGACGGTGATACCGTAGATATTGATATTGATCTTGGCTTCGGTGTGTGGATGCACAAGGAAAGAGTTAGAATGATGGGAATCGACACCCCCGAATCTAGAACAAGAGACAAAGTAGAAAAACAATTTGGTCTAGCTAGTAAGAATAGACTTCAAGAACTTCTTCCTGTTGGTTCTTCACAAGTTTTAAAAACTGAAATTGATAGAAGTGGTGAAGATGCAAAAGGTAAGTTTGGTCGTATCCTTGGCGACTTTTTGATTGAAGAAAAAAGAGCAACAGAAATCCTCATCGAAGAGGGTCATGCCGTTCCTTATCATGGTCAGAGCAAGGATGACGTTCATGCACAGCACATGGCTAACAGAGAGCGTCTTTTAAACGAAGGTAAAGTAATCTTAGAAGGAGAAGAATAATGGCTGAAGAGCAAAAACAAACACAAGCTAAAAATCAGGAACCCCAAGTTGTTGATATGCCTGAAGGTAAAATGGAGATTTCCCTCAGAGTATTGAGCAACGAACTTATTGGTGTAAAAATGTCTGTTGATGACATGAAAATGAAATGGGTTGTTATTGGTGTAGCTGCTATCGGCGCTTTGTTATGGGCAGCATCTGCATTTGCACCAGACTTAACTTCTATGTTTGACACATTAGGAGGATAAGATGGCAGCTAAAACATTAGAAAAGGATTCGATTTACAATCAATTCGATGCTGATGGTGATGGCGTCATTACAGATGAAGAAATGGCAAAAGGTGAAAAAATGCTTCAGATTGAAAATGAAGATAAAAGGCAAGATGCACAAAGAAACATGGCATGGTTTGCTCTGTTCGGAATGCTTCTTTATCCTTTTGCTATTATCTTGGCTAGTGTTGTTGGACTTGAAGGAGCATCTTCTTTACTGAAAGATATTGCACCTACATACTTTGTTTCCGTCGCTGCAATTGTTGCAGCTTTCTATGGTAAAGAGGCTTTAACAGCAAACAAAAAATGATTTCAATTTACGAAGATACAGAAGAAGATCTATATTGGAAGACAGCAGATCCAGATGAATTGTGGGTGGTGGATAAACTTATCCTATCCCGTAAGCTTGGCTACAAGTGTGGTCCCGTAGGAACTGATGTCCCTGAACCAAATTATTATATTGTTAGACCATGTGTTAATGCACTTGGTCTCGGACTTGGTGCCAAAAAACTCTGGATCGAAAAATATACACTGAACTTAAATGTTGGTCACTTTTGGTGTGAGTGGTTTGAAGGTAGACACCTATCAGTAGATTATGAATACGGCCAACAAGTTCTTTGTGTTGAGGGAATAAAATCAGATGACACATTTGTCAAATGGGACAGATGGATAAAAACTGATGACCAAGTTCCGTTCCCTGAAATACTAAAAGACTTTAAAGATAAACCGAGAATCAATTGTGAGTTTATTGGTGGCAAATTAATCGAAGTGCATTTTCGTTCTAATCCAGATTTTCGTAAAAACATTTCTGAATTTATCCCAGTATGGAAAGAGCAAAAAACGACTCCCCCAAAAGGTTATGATTATATAGAAGACCCTGACATTCACGACAGAATAGGAGCATTTGTGAAATGGCAGAGAAAGACTTAGGTGAAGAATTAGAAAAATTAGAAGATGGCATAGAGAACTTAAAAAACAAAGAGTTCAAGATTCTTGGAATAAAGGTAACTGTAGTAACAGCAGGTGCAGCATTTGGTGTTGTGTCAACTGTTATCGGTGGCCTTTACGGTGCATTTACAGTTTACAACGATTATATGGATATGAAAGAAATGATCACGTCATACGTTGCTCCGGATCTTTCTGGAATCGAAGAGCAACTTTCCATAATTCAAGAACAAATGAAAGCTGCTGAAGATGCAGTTCTTCAGGCTACGGATTATGCAAGGGACATACGTAATGATCTAAAAGAAGATGTCACAAGAGTAGAAGACTTAGTTGACCGTCTCAAAGATGATGTGAGGGAATCTGAAAAAGAAGTAAGAGAAATGATCGATTTAGCTGACCAAAGATTTGATACTAAAAGAGATCAACTATATCAAGATACAGATAGAGAGATGAGAGAACTTGAAGTAAGAATGTCTAAAAAAATACAGTTAGCTTTAGACAATCCTTTAGCTAATTGAAATACATAAATAATAAAAGATTGCTAGTTAAGAGGATAAAAGGGTGACAGAAAATACGATTAAAAATTTTATAAAGTTATCTAGAGATATCGATGACGCTGGTAATTTAACTGATGCTGGTCAGATTGTTGCTCATATCGGAACAACAAAAACATTTAATGTTACTGTTGCAGCAAAAACAGCCGCTCACAGATACAATGGTTCTGGATCTGGTAACGGTTACGTTATTGATGGTGTAGAAGCTCCTCATATTGAACTTTTACCTGATGTAACGTACAGATTTGATCAGTCCGATTCTTCAAATTCAGGTCATCCTTTATTATTTTATTATGAAGCAGACAAAACAACTCAATACTCTACAGGAGTTGTAACTAACGGAACTCCGGGATCTGCTGGTGCTTATACAGAAATTTCTGTGACCGACAGCACACCTAGTGCTTTATATTACCAGTGTTCTGCACATGCATATATGGGTAATGCTGTCAGCACACCTCCATCTAAAAATCTGACTGTAGGTGGCGATGTAAGTGATTCAGTTAGCAACGTAAGAACACCTCGTTTTACCGTCCATACTGGAGGAGATTTAACAGTAGCAGACGAAGGCGTGATTAGAATAGGTTCATCTGCTACTCTTACTACCCTTACTCTTGGTAGTGTAGTTGGTGGTACAATCATTTGTGTATATAATAATAAGAGTTCAAGCATAACGCTTGCTTGTGGAACTACAGTTACAAGCATGAGAAAAGGTACTGATAACGATACCACACATAATGCTACACTTACATTAGGCACTAGGTCACTAACAACAATTACTGTTGTTGCTTCTAACGTAGCTGTCGTAACAGGGACGGATGTTTCCTAATGAGCGCTATTCTTCTTGCTGCAGCTAATGTGTTCGGTGGCGCTGCTGTAACATCATTCACGCATGTTGGCGCTTCATACGAACGCTCGAAAACCAATACATCGACAAAAACGTTCACGCCTCCGTCCGGAACCCAAGCTGGCGATCTTCTCATATTAGCGACCTTTATTGATGCCAACCTTTCGATCACAACACCGCCTTCTGGTTGGACTGAAATAGGCAATACCGCAGATCTTGGTTCTAACTATCCAGAAGGATATTCATATTATCAGATTTATAATGGCACAGACTCGTCGTGGACAGCGACGTGGAGCGGTTCTGATACATCTGCAGGCATCGTAGTGGCCTTTAGACCAGACAACCCTATCACGACTGCAACAATAGAACAATTCCAAGGATCCTATAGTGCATCACCTTTGTCTGATACCATCAGCACAGTGACTGATGATCCCGCTGTAGGTGGCAGAATTTACATGTATTTCCTGACAGGTAGACCGACGGCCACGTTGGTCCAAGACCCTGTACCCACATTCACACCAAGCTCTGGCTGGACACATGTAGACGGCGATCTTTCAGTAACAGGATTAACAGTAGATAATATGGACTATGCATATAAGTTAGCGGCTGCGGGAGATGCATTTGTATCTACTACCATCACTACAAATGATGCTGGCCAACAGACCCAACATTTCTTTATCGTTAACGCAGTATAAATACCATTCTTGTAAATATAAAAAACAACTTATTTAGCCGTTTGGGTACTATGGGCCATCTGGCAACGTAAATAAAAAAGGGGCTTCGGCCCCTTTTCTTATGCAATTATAGAAGAAATGTGATCTTCAAACTTTTCAACTCTTGCTAATCTATTAGGCCAGTAAATATAATCTTTTTCTGGATTTTTCTTAAGATTAGTGAGAAGAGGTATAATAGCATTGTACAAACTATTCAGTTTCTCTTCGTATGTTGAAGCAGTTGCAGAAGCTTCCTCGGCTTCTGCAGTGGCTTTCTGAAAAGATTCTAACTCAGACTCATCTACGGCAGAAAAGCCAAAATCAAAAATTTCTTCCGTCATTCGAAATACTGACCCTCTTGTATGAGAATACCCTCTGCAAAAATACCAACCTCATTTAACTGTGCTGATGATTTGGCCTGAAACACAATATCAGTGTTACCTGAATATTTAAATGGAAGTCTTCTTTGGATATTCATTTGTTGGGTAAACGTAGTTTCAGCAACTCTAAGATTAACACCATTATCTTGTCTAACAAAGTTTCTAAACGTCAAATACTTGTTGGCGTTGGCTGTAGCTGAAAAGGCGTCAATTCTATAAAGATAAAAGTTATGACCTGCAGGTACTGTGTAGAAGGATGTTTGATTTTTACCATCGCCCCTTCTTATCTTTCCGTATACTGGAGAGCCAGTATTGCCACAAAGAGTAACCTCTCCGTTAGCATTACCAGATGTGGTAATCATTGTGTTGATTCTAAAAAATTCTTTAGTGAGATTTACCTCAGTCGTACCATTTAAGTTAACAACTTCAACTAATGATTCGTAATTTGAATCTAGTCCAATAATCTTGATTGTTACGTCTGTGTCTGTAGCATCAGAACTTTTAATCTCCATTCCCACATTAGAAGTGGGAAAAGGATAAGCTGTATTAGCTTCCCAAAGAGGAACAAATTCTGTTGAGACGTTTGCATTATAGCCAAAGATGTTTACTACCTGAGAATACTTTGTAAGACCTCTGGCTATATTCAGCTTGTCGTCATCTGTGGCGTAAAAAGTAGGATTGTATGTCATTATAACCAAGTCCTATGAGGAGTAGCTGGCTCTACACCATACTGAGTATCAATCGCCTCTGCTTCGTCTCTCATATAGTCGCCACGAATACGCAGGTTAACATGCCAACCGGAGATTGCAGCCATTTCTGGGTATTCAATACCATCGTCATCGGTTAGCATGTTACCTGTCGGTTTGTGGATGAGTCCAACAATGTCAAAGCTATGATTATGGCTGTGCATAACCAAATATGCATCACCATCGTTTTCCATGATAGGTTCGTCTGTTTCTTCGTTGTATAGTTTCTCACCCGTCTCGGGGTCAACGGACTGGATTTGTGGTTGGTGGTAGAAGGGCTGAAGCGCAGTTGCAGCAGCCGCTTCGTCGGTGAATGAAAAGTAGAAGTCTCTCTTTGGAGCTTCATCGATGATTGGTTCTTCGGTCATTAGCTTGTAAGCTCCTGTAGTTGTGCGTCGGTTAGACGGCGTGGGTAGTATTTGAGGGACTTGATGTGGCCGTTGAGGAAGCTGCTTCCTTTACCTAGCTCAAACAAGGATGCAGTTTTCCCAGCAATGGTAGTAGTTTGGTCAATAACGACTGATGAACCGTTAACGCTGAGAGCCGA